TAAACCTTTTTCAGGACGGGACAGAGGGCTTTCATCTTCTCGATGTGCTCGTCGTATTTCTTATTGAGCTTGTCGAGTTCTTCGCCTTGTTTTTTCAGATTCTCTTTCGCTTTTTCGGTCGACGAATTGAACCAACTAAACGCCTTGACGAGGGCATAAACGGCCGCGATTGCCGCGATAATTGCCGCGACGATAACCCCGATTGGGTTTGCAAAAAGCGCCGCCGTGAATTTCCATACTGCGGCGGTTCCGGCGTTTGTGGCAACCGTCCCGGCGGCCATCGCCGACGTCCGGGCGGTTTCCGCTTTCGTCTGTGCCCATGTTGCAACCGCTTGTGCTTTTTGCATGACGATAGACTGTTTCTGCAACATGTTCTGCACGGATTGGATGGCCACGAGTGCGCCGAGCGTCTGCGTTATAATGCCGATAGCTTTGTCGAGGTCTTTATTTTCGACCCCTAACTGCTTTGAAAGTATCGACCATTGTGCCCATAGCTGCAAAAGATTTTGCGTCCCCTTGATGAGCACGTCGAGTTGCGCCGTGTCGGATGCCCCGGCATTGATGCCAGCCTCGACGTCAGCAAGGGCGTCTTTCATATTTGCGGCGACGCCCAGCAGGTCTTGATACTCTTGCGTCGTTTCTTTGCCCTCGTATTTCATCTGCGCGAGTTGCTGACGAATTACACCTAATTGCGTTTCGAGCGGCTTGATGTCGGGATAGTTACCCACGTTCCGGTAAAACCTTTGCGTACCCTCTTCCGATTCGAGCAGCGCATCGGTTATTTCGTTGATCTGTTTTTTGAGTGCCTCGCCCTCTGCGCTTTTCTGCATGGCTGCACTCATTGAATCGTACTGTTTTGTGAGGTTCGACAGTTCGGCGCGCAGTTTTCGGTTCGACCCCTCTTCCTCGCGGGCCGCCTTGATGTTGTTCTGCACCTCCTTTTCAACCTCGCGCAACTCGCGCTTGTAGGCGGTCTGTTCGGCGCGTAGCTTCGCCAGTTCCTCGCGGTCGGCGGCGGTGGCTTCTCCCTTTTTCTTGATCGCCTCGCGCAGGGCCTTTTCCTTTGCCGTCGATTCCTCGATCTTGGCGTTGTAGTCGGCTATCAACTTGATAGCTTCCGCGTTGTCGACTTGCACCTCGACGACGCGGGTTGTTGTGTTTTCTGCCATTTGTTATGCGTTTTTCGTGGTTTGTTCTGCGATGATGTAGCTATACGTGTCGTCATATTCCGGGGTGATGGAGTTTATTTCGATTCCGCCGACTATTCGCGTAATCGTCGGGCCGATCACTTTCATTTGCCCGGCAGGAAAGATGATCGTTTGCTGTACGAGGGCAACACCGTCGTACGTGTAGGGGGTTATCACGACATCGAGGTCTGACGCAGGCGCAGCGCTGGCTGTTATGTAAATAGCGACGTCTTCCCATTGCCAGCCGATAGATACCGCCTGCGATGGGCGTTCCGGTTCTTGGACAACCGTTTCCGGCAACTGCACGGCCTTGACCTCGCAGGCTTTATTCGCTGTCGACTGGATGCTGACGATGCCGTAGAATTTCCCATATTGGCGCAGGTAGAACGGGATTGAATAGTCCAGCGATTTCAAATCGTATTCGTCCAACATGATCTGCTCCGTAATGGTTATTGCGCTGTTGAGCAGACGTGATAGGGTGGAATAGTATTTCGATAGCAAGGTCGTGAAATCGAGGTCGTCGAATGCAAGCATAGCCAGCCCGGAACCGTCGCTGATAAGGCGCATAATCCGGTCTTTGACTTGTACGGTGTCGACGGCTGTTCCGTCATCGTTCAGTTCGTAGTGCCGTATCGTCGAGCCGTCCGATGGAGCGAAAGGCAATGTTATAACGGTCTTTTCGGCGTCTAAAATCTCGCTGTCGATTTTCAGATTGCCGTCGGCATTCGTGAAAACCGTATCGTCTTCTTTGTACTTGAAATAGTTGTTGCGGCAGTAGTCGTTGATTTTGTATTCCGTGGTCTTCGGCTCGTCGTCATTGCTTCGGACGAATTTATCCGACCAATCGCACGCCTGCGCTTTGTTCTCCTGTAAGGTGTCGAGCGATACGAATTTCAGATTATTGACGTTTGTGGGGTCGGGTACGGCAAAGATGCCGAACATTCCGCAGATCGCCTTGATGAAGTCGATTTGCGAGATTTCGGGCAGGTTTTGAGGTATCGGAAATAAACTCGGATAGATGATATTTTCGAAGTCTTCCGTAATCGTAAGTTTGGTATTTCCCAATCTCGAACCGGAAATTACCGATGTCCCGTTATGTGGAAACAGGCGCAGGTAGTCATATTCTCCCCACGTGATTTCCTCTTCAATGTCGGCGAAATAATACGTTTTTTGATACGCATACGTTCCTGTTGACGACGATACCGACGATGACCCGATACTGACGGCTATTTGCGTCGTTGTTTCGTCGCGGTCGCTGTATCGTGTCGCTCGGATATATACGCGGCTGGGGAATCCGTTGGAGCTATTGGAATATAGAACCATTCCCAACTGTGCCCCCGATCGGTTTACAATGGATATAATCACCTTTGTTGCGTTGTCGACCTTACGGATTTTGGTATTATCATCCGGGTCGAAAACACCGTGTCTATCTGTCCCGTTATTGCCCGCGATAGAATATCCCCAAAAGCCGTTGCTGTACGTTATGAATGGATATATAGATACCGTGGCCTCCGCCTCATTGCTTGCGTCTGATGCGTTTCGACTCAAGCATGGAATCGCTATCGCTCGCAATGCGCTGGCGTACTTGCTCGGCATTTCGAACGTGAATCCGGCCTGCTTGGTTATCTTGTCGAGAATCCACCACGTGGTAGCGCTGGGGTGGAAATTGGCAAGACTGGCATTCGACACGCCGCAGTCGTATTTCGCAAATCCGTATCCGGTGGATTTCATTTGCGACAGGGTCGTCGCTGTGGTATTTGCATTCCACGTCAGCGCTTCGGTTCCGGTCAACTCGTTCAACTTGGCCGCTTTGTCGACCCACGTTTGAAAGTTTGCCATCACGCCCCAATAAAGCGCGATTTCGTAGGTTTCAGACGAAGATAGCAGCACGGCATATCCGACGCGGACGACCTCGATTCCATTCCGAACAAGGCGGGCCGAATATCGGTTGTATCGCTTATCGGATACATAGGCGGGCGCCCCCGGATTGTCGAATATCTTTCGGTTGCGTGTTGTCTTCGGGCATTGAATCGTCTGCGAATTCGACGACGTAATTTTCGATATGTCGCCGAGCAGGTTAGACTTGTAGTTGAGGGTCGTCGCCGCATCCGGTTTAAGGTCGACGGCCTCGCCGTTGATATATAATTCCTCCGTCATGGTTACAGCATTTGTGCGCTCAGCGCAGGCTCCTCGATTGAGAAAATAAAATCTTGGTAATGCTTCGTCGTCTTCTCGTAGCTGCCAGCAACGATATTGACGCGGTGCCACAGCGGCGCGTCGTTGGCGTCGTATCCGTCGAAAACATCCACGACGACCGACTGCGCGAGTGTGAGCAGGAAATCATACGTTTCGGAATCGACCAACTTTGCTCCCAGCGAACGGGTCTTTTTCCGGGATAGGCTTTGCCGGACTGACGTTTCGATATTCACGCCGTCTATGTAAGCGGTCGGGACATTCATATCGTCACGCTCCCATGTCGAGGATGTCGAAACGGTCGACGCGCTGCCGATCTCCTTGAACAGGTAGTAACAATAGCGCCCCTGTTGGTCTATCCAGCGCAGATAGACACCGTTTGCGCTCCGGTCTATGTCGAGTGTATAGCCAACCATGCCGACAGCCTCCTCGTCGTTTTTCAGCACGAGGCTATGCGGTACGGCGATATGCACCGAACGGGCGACGGTCGAGGGGTCGATCACTCTTGCCGGATTCAGCAGGTAGCGGTGGTATGGGGTCGCACCTTCCGCGTCCTCGTTGTGGTTGTAAAACATGATGTCGGACTGTTTACCGTCGATCAGCACGTCGAACGATGTTCCGTTCTTGGCGAAGACATCAACCGTAAACGGATAGCGGACGAACCATTTGCGACGCATGATGCCGCCGGATGATTCGCGGGCGGATATTGTGCCCCAAATAGCGTCTATCCCAAACGTGCCGAGATAGAATTGACTGCCGTTGCGATACCAGTATATCGTAGCGTAGATATTCTTTTTCAGCGGGGAATCGACGAACGCCTTGCTGTAATCAATCACTCCCTGCGCAACGTTATTGAACAACAGTTGCAGATACCGCCGTACATCGAAATATGCGGCCCCATTGAACGGCTCGCGCTCTTCGCTGTACGATTGCTGCGCTTGGCGGTCGGTTAAGACCATTTCTAATTTGTCATACGTTGTGGGAATTTTCGTGATTTTGAAAATCGCCGGGACGAATGCGAAATGCGTTGCATTGGGATATTCGACTACTGTTCCCGTGCTGCTGTGTGTAAATGTTCTGCTCATGGTCTATTGTCTTAAAATTGATTCGACGATCTGTGCATCGAAAAGCCCCGCCAGCCTATCGGCGATGCGGTCGGATAGGGCCGCTATTTCGGGCGTGAAGATGTCTTCGCGGCCGCCGTTACGGAATAGGGCCGACCCCTCCGTCATTATTTTGGTCGCTGCTCCCCACGCTGAAATATCTACACCCTTTGCTGCGGCCCAGTCCGCGATGATGTCGATAAACCATTTCGGGGCGGACGGATAGACCGACCCGTCGCGGCGTCGGCGAAAATGCTGTGACAGCCACGGTTGCGTGCCGGTTTCGAGTGCTGCAAAATATGGGCGGGCGTCCATCGTTCCCGTGGTTACGCCGCCATTGGTCGTTACGGCTATTGTGATGCTGTCGGCGGTTGTGCCCGTCGTCCGTTGTCCCGCGGCGACGTGGTGCTCGATAATTTTCTGCCGTGCCCGGTCGAGTTCTTCGGCGACGATTCGGTCGGCTTCGAGTTCTATTCTTTGTACGTCCATAGCTACAAGCCGTAATCGAAGCAGACGCCCGCCTGTTCTTGGAGTGTCAGCGACAGCGTTACGATACATAGGTTTGCGTCCATCTTGTCGAACGCGACGCGGTAATTGATTTGCCCGGCGACCGGAACGAAAAAGCCGCTTTCGTTTACGGCGACGATGAATCGCACGGCAAGACCTTTCAGCCGCTCGGCGATCTCCTGCGCCTCGGCTCCTTTGTAGTCGAGCGGCATAGCGTCGGCAAAGGAGATAAGGCAGGACGGAGCGTCGCGCACGAAGCCCTGCGACGTGAAATTCAGAAAACCCGCCACGGGTTGCACGTAGAGGCAGGCGGGCAGCGTGAGGCCGTCGGGGTGCGTAACCTCGCGGCGATCTCCTTGACGCCGGAATCGGTCGAACGCTTGATTGGCGCGGAACCACGATTCGCACAGATAGGTAAGGCCCATCGCCTCGGCGATCTCCTTGACTTTGTTTTCGACTGTCGGTTTTTCCATAGGTCTATTTGTTTTTGTTGGCCATTATTTCGCGCAGTCGCCGTTCAAAGGCGATCCGCTCGTTGTCGATTCGCATACACTCGCAGACGCGCACCCATGCCACCTTTGCGGCGTCGTCTTGGTCTTGGTAGCCCTGTCGGTGGGCGTACCAGTCGATGATGCCGAACGGCCCGAAATCAAGGTCGTTTATTCCGGCTTTGATCTCTTCGGGCGTCGGCTGGTTGCTTGTGCTTGCGAACAACGCTGCGATGCGCTCCAATTCTCGCCCGACCCAAAAGACGAAACCGAGCATTTTGTCTGCCCGTTCGTTGTAGCAGCGCCGGGGATGTACTTTCAGAATGACGGACGCGATTTGCTCTATAAGAGCGTGCACCCCGTCTGCCTGCAAGCTGAACAGGTCGCCGATAGTTAGATCGTTGAGGTTTAGAGGCGTGCGCACGCCGCATACTTTGTTTGGCTTCGGCAGGGTTTGCAATGCTGTACGCGATTCGGGCGTCAGCACTCGTTCGATAGCGAGCACCTGCCGGGTCGTCCGTTTCTTGATTGTTATTTTCATCAGTTTTCCTGTTTAATCCACTTTTGCCGCCGGGGCGGTAGTTTATTCGTCTTTCAAATTTTACCAGCAGAAACAGCCCGAAAACAGCTTTTCACGAAAGCCGCCCGACGCGGGCGCGCATACCTTTCGGCTGCGGGACGATTTCGTAGTACATGCGCATCATCAGCGGGTCGAAATAGTCGGGCGACCGACCGAGTACGGCTTTCATCTCTCGTTTGTCGATGATCCGTTTCTTGCTCGTGTCGGCGTCGACGTCGCGGGCGACAAGGCAGGCTTCCAGCTCTTCGGCAATGGTCGATTGCAGTTCTTCCGGGCAGTCGATGCAGAGCAGCCCCGCATTGATAACCTCCGCCAGTTTGAACGCGCATTGCGATTTGAGGTTGAAATACGTGTTATCTGGCGCGGGCGCTCCTCCGTGGAACGTCTTGATGCCCTCCAAATACGAATCGAGGTACTGCCCCAGTCCGTCAGAATCGGCGATGATGTTGGAGCGCCGGACGCCGTGCCGCCTCGATTCGTCGCGCAGGTCGGTTTCGATCTCCTTGCCCGTGCTGTATGGTTTGTCGATAGCGAGTTTAGCGGCCATTCCCGTCCAGTTGAACGCGACGAAGCGGTCACGGCCTTTCATGGCAAGGTCGGCACTGATACGCCGCACGCCGTCGCCCGTCTGCCGCTCGTTCGTGAAGCAGTCGAGGATGGCGTCGTAGTCGGCGAGTTGGTTTGCGTTGCTCTCGTATTCCCATTTGCCGAGCAGTAGACGTAGCCGAATCGACTTGACGCCGATTGATTCGAGCGTTCGAATGTAATCGGGCGTGATAAACGGGTTGTCGTAGACCAACGCCTGAACGAATGCGCAGTCTTTCGGTAACGTTCCGTCGATATGCGGTTTGTAGAAATGCTTATACAGCCAATTCTTTTTCGGATTGCAGGTTATGAGCATCTTCGCTTCCAGTCCGTATTCCTCGTTGAGATGCCGCCCGATTCGGGATTTCAGCACCTCGTAGGCCATATAATGAACCTCTCCGGCCTCCTCTATCCAACCACCTGTAAACTCTTTCGACCCCAGCCGCTCGAACATCGGGTCTTTCTGCGGATAGAATGTCAAGTCGAGCAGTACGATTTCCGACCCGTTCGTAAACTTGATGCCGTCGTCCGTTATCCGGTAGTCTGTGAATCCGTAGGAATCGGCGACCTTGCCGAACGTGACCAGCACGGATTCGCGGCTATCCTTGATGTTGTTTCGGCCGACGAACCAGCGCGTTTTCGGGAACGCCCAGCAGCAACGCATAAGCCAGTCGCACCCCAACCACGATTTGCCGCCGCCTGCTGCGCCGCCATAGACGACGTATCGGATTCGCGGGTCGGCCAAGTGGCGGTAGGCAAGCAACTGTTTGTAGTTGACGCGCTGCTGTTCTTCGCGCTGTTGTAGTCCGTCGGTAAACATGTGTTATTCGTCTTCTTCCGATAGTTTCCGTTCGCGCTCCTCGTCGATACGGCGGACGATTTCGTCGATGCCCGGCACGACGGGCAGCACCGACGAAAACCCCTTGAATTCCTTTCCGCCCGATGTGATGTCGACCTGTACCTTGTCGAGGCCGAGCAGTTTGTCGCGGCGTTCCTCCCATTTGCGGATTTCGGCGAGGATTCGCACGTCGCCGACGGGTTCCTCCGTGACACTCGACGTTTCCGATTCGAGCGGAACGGGGGCGTCGAGAGGCTTGCCGACGACAGGATTTCCGAACGTGTTTATATCGACGAGTGTCGTGCGAACCTTTGCCCGCTTGACAACTCGTTTCTGCTTGCTGGCTTCGTACAGCCGCCACAGTTCCGCGATGGCGCGGTCGCACTCCATCAGCGCCTCGTCGCACGCCTGCTGTGTGTTGCTCGCGGCTTCGGCTCGCCATTCGCTGACGAGCAAATCCCAATCGGTCTTGATCGTCTTCGGCGTTACCGAATACCCTAACTGCCGTTCGACCTCTGCGGCGATCTGACGAAACGGCATCCGCCGTTCGAGGCGCAGATGCGACACGAGCGGCAGACGGGCATTCCGGCGGTCTTTCGCCGATTTGTTGTTGCTTGGGTGTGATGCCATTGGTCGTTACTTTTTAACCGATTCGCGCAGTATCTTCGGCACGGCGTACCGCCATTTGATGTGATGATGCAGCCGCCGATGGGCGGTTCCCATTGCCGAAACAACCACGCATGACGGGCAATACATGACCGTGTAGAAACTCTTTACATACGTGCCCGCGTCCAAGTACAATTCCGTCATGCCGCCGCTGTTGCTCTGCGTTTCGAGTTGGTCGAGGCCGATTTGTAGGATGGACAGAAATACCCCCCCCCGCGACCCCAGCAGGACGTAGGTATTGACGTCTTCGTTGATACGGCCGACGAATTGAAACGGTCGGTCGACGGAGCAGATAAACGAATTCATGGCCTTGCGCATCGGCTGTATTCCGTCGTTGAATCTCGTCGCCTTTTCGCCGCCGATATAATCGCCGCCTTGTCCGATTGCAAGGGTCAGCATTGGGGCGGAATTGAAATAGTCGAGCAGCATGTCGAATACCGCGTCGAGGTCTTGGACGTCTGCGCCGTGCCAGCGTAGCTGGTCGTCGAACCGGAATTTGAAATACGTGTAGTCGTCGTCCAGTTCGATGAAATGTGTCGCCCCGATCTGCTGGGCCAGCTCGAAACAGGCGTTGCGGGCGTAGATGATTGCCCGGCGGTCGCCGAAATTGTCGCCCTCGTCGAATGTCTTTGCGATCTCCGATTTGGAAAAGACGAGCACGTCGCCGAAACGTTTGCGATATTCCGGCAGCGTCTTGTCTTCGTCGTCGCAGACGATGTATATTTTCCCCGTGTACCCGTGTTTGCGCAGTTTCTCGTAGGTCAACACCCGGTCGGGGCGTCCGTGCGTCAGAATGAACGCGACGAACCCGTTATGCCTCATTGCCATACTCCCGTGTGTATTCGTTTCGTATTTCGTCCGACAATCGGATGTAGCCCTTTTCGATGGCTTTGCCGAAGTCGATAATGACCAGCGCCGAATCTTCCATAAGCTCCTGCATTTCTTTCGAGGCGTGTGCGTAGTAGTCGGCAATCTTGGCGTAGTCGAACACCGTATGCCGTGCGGCAGCCTGCCGCAGGAACTCTTTTTCGTCGGGCGATACGTTCGACGCCTCGATCTTTGCCAGCAGTTCGTCGGTTCGGCCGCTGTCGGTCAGCGTCGATAAGTCCGGTTTTTCGTTCTTCGGCTCGTAGACGGGCGACGTGATTTTGTGCGTGTAGTGCTCGTCGGCTTCCCCGTCGCCGCCACAGCGTCGCCCCGTTATATCGTTAGGGTCGATGCCATTTGCCGCGGCCAACGCCTCGATGGCCGATTTCGGGAGTAGGTCGATGTCGAAACCATCGTCGATGATCGCCGCGATGTCGTACTCGTTCGCCAACATGTCAATATCGAACGTGCCGAACGATAGGTTGTCTTTGATGATGAACTGCTGCTGCTCGTCTTCGTCGAGTTCCGAGGCGTAAAGCGTCGGCACGGTCGGGTGCATCTGCCATTCGCGCCAGTAGTTCAGCAGCGCGGATTGTTTCGCCTCGTCGAAATGCCGGAACCGATACGACGCCCGCAAGATTTCTGCGAGGTCGTCGAATCCGAGTTCGTGAATGTATTTCAGCGCCCGCAAGCGCATATTTCCGGCAAGGGCGATATTCCGGTCGTCCACGACGACGGGGCGGTAATACAAGCCTTTCGGCAGCAGTAGCAGGGATTTGACCAGTTCGGCGAAATCGTCTTCGGTGATTTGTCGCGGGTTGTGCTCGCTGGTATTGAGCGCGCCGACCTGCATTTCGATAGTTTGCGGAATTTTCATAGGCCCGGTATGCGTTTACTCTGTATTGGTTACCAGCACAAAGATATGTAAAAAGCGTGTAAATAATACACGCTTCGATTAAGATTTTATCAACGGTC